ATGACTTGCGGCGCAAACATCGGCAACATAGTCCGATTGCGGCGTTGGAAAAAGCGTAACTGACTCTGGATCAGTTGATCAAGGTTCGAGTCCTTGTTTCCCAGCAAGCCCACTACGTTGGGCGGGACAGGGCGCGACGTTTGACCTTGGCGGGTTGTCGCGCTCTTTCTTTTTTTGTCAAGATTCTTTGACCCATTGGGCGAGAAACTTGTTGATGGCGAATGAGATCGACATCCCTTGGGCTTTACGTTTCTCTTTGGCGGCTTGCCATGTTGCTTTGTCAACCGTCAAGTTGATCTTGACTCGTTCCGCCCTTGATGGTTTTGCTGGTTCTTTCGGTTTGCCCACCTGATCACCTCCTCTCTGTGTGATGTATTATCAATACAGGTTATACCATATTTGCGGGGTGATGTCAAGTGTTGTATCTGCCCAGTTTGGTTACGGTTTCTTTACCTTTCGATTATCTTTGGATCGCGCCATGTCTGCTCGTCGTCGTGCTGGTTGAATTGCTCGCGACGATGGGGTGGTTGCCGCTTGACCGCGTGATACCGTCTTGGGTTTTCGGTCACTAGAATCCTGTTGACACGCGCGCGCGAGTGTGCGATAATTGTGGCGTGGACACAATCAAGGTTGCGTTGACTGTAGTTGAAAGCACGTTGCGCGCGCTGTTGACTGTGCGCGGTTGGCGCGGCACGGTGCGGCTGACGTTGCATATTGACGCGGACGCAAAGAGCATTCGGGTTGTGCCTGAAGTAATTCCTGTGGTGTGATGCAATAATTCTGCCGTAAGCGTAAATGCGCGGTGATTCTCGAAAGAGAGTCGCCGCGTTTTTATTTGGAGATTTCGCGATGCTGACGTTGTTTGCGTTTCTCTTGATTGGTTGCGTCGTTGTTCTGTTCGGATTTGCCGCGCTCGCGCGAATCGCCGCGATTGCGGATGAGCAATACCGTCTTGTCGCAGAGGAAATCGATCGCGATGGATGACATCTTGTTGTCGCGCGTTGCTGTGCTTGAGTCGCGTCAGTCCGACTGCAAGACACAGTGCGCTCAAAGCGCATCAGCGATGGGTGCGCGAGTTGGCATGCTCGAGCAAGCGGTCGCGTCTCTGCGAACCGATCTCGCGGTTGTGCAGACGCGGGTGGCGATTTATGCGGGCGGTGGCGCGCTGGCTGGCGGCGGCGTGGTATCACTCGCGATAGAGTTGTTCAAATTGTTCGTGCAAAAAGGAGGCACGCCATGAACGTTTTACTGAAATTGTCTTCGTCGCGGCGATTCTGGATCGCGCTCGTCGCGGTCGTGGTCACCGCGTTGACGGTGGCTGTCCCGCAGATTCCAGCGGCGGCGGTGGGTGCACTGCAAACATTTGCGCTCGCGCTGATTGCGGCGTTTACAGTAGAGGACACGGCGGGCGCGATTGCGAGCGCGTTGAATCAATCTCGCAGAGATTGATTATTCAAGAGTTTTCAAGTGGCGCGTGGACACGGTGGAGCGCGCAAAGGATCGGGGCGCAAGAGTGATAACGAACTGCGAGCGGCGCGCGCTCTCCTTGACAGTGTGATTACGGATGCGCGAAAAAAGAAAATCATCACCGCGCTCGCGAAGAAATGTGAGCAAGGTGATGTCAAGGCAATCGAGTTGTGGTTGCGCTATCGCTATGGTCTACCGCCTCAGATTTCAATCGTCGCGGGCGATGAAGATTTGCCGGCTGTGCAAATTGTTGAAGTGAAGCGATGAATGACCTGATGACCTTGAACGGCAACGGAACGATGACGCTGAATTTTCACGTGGGGCAATTGTCGGCGTGGGATTCGGTGCGTCGTTTCGTCGCGGTCATTTCTGGAACACAGGGCGGCAAAACCTCGTTTGGGCCACATTGGTTACTGCGCGAAATCAAGCGACGCGGCGCGGGCGATTATATGGTGGTGACCCCGACGTTCCCCCTGCTTGACCTCAAGGCGTTGCCGGCGTTTCGTTTTCTTTTTGAGAAACTGATGCGGCTCGGCAAATACATCGCATCGCCATCACGACGCTTTGTCTTCTCGGATGTTGGCGCGCGGCGATTGTTCGGTGAGGCGTGGGATGGTCTGACTGAAACGCGCGTCATTTTCGGTTACGCGTCTGAACCTGAATCGCTGGAGTCAGCGACCGCAAAAGCCGCGTGGCTCGATGAAGCAGGGCAAAAGAAATTCCGTGTCGGTTCGTGGGAAGCGATTTTGCGGCGGCTCTCTCTGAATGTTGGGCGCGCGCTGATTACGACCACGCCGTACGGCTTGGGCTGGCTGCGCGATCGCATTTGGGAACCGTTTCATCGAGGCGATCCCGATGTGGATGTGGTGCGTTTTGAGTCGGTCGCGAATCCACAATTCTCGTCCGACGAATTCGAACGCGCGCGGCGCGATTTGCCGCAGTGGAAATTCGACCTGTTCTATCGCGGTCTGTTCGTGCGTCCCGCCGGGCTGATTTATGATTGCTTTACCGACGCGATGCGCGTGCCGCGTTTCGAGATTCCGAACGAATGGATGCGGTATGTCGGTCTCGATTTCGGTGGCGTGAACACGGCGGCAATGTTTTACGCGGAGAATCCGAACACGCGCCAATTGGTTGCGTATCGCTCGTATCGCGCGGGCGGTCGCACGGCGCGCGAGCATGTTGCCGCGTTGCTGGCTGGCGAACCGCGCACGCCGTTGGCGTTCGGCGGGGCGGGGAGCGAAGACCAGTGGCGCAATGAGTTTGCGGCGGCGGGTTTGGTTGTGCGCGCGCCTGATGTGAAAGACGTCGAGGTTGGCATCGCGCGCGTGTATGCCGCGCACAAGCGCGGTGAGTTGGTTGCGTTTGCTGACCTCGCGGACTATCTCGATGAGAAGCAGGTTTACGCGCGCGAGTTGGATGACGCGGGAAGCGTAACCGAACGCATCGAGGACAAAGAGACGTTCCATTTACTCGACGCGGAACGCTATGTGATTTCTGCGATTCGACCTGGCGCGTTTACGCGCGCCGGAACGGTTCTACCTGGACGTGATCCGCTGGCGCAGATTGATCGAGGAGGTTTTTGATGGCGGCTCTATCTGGACAAAAGACCGTATCAACGGCTGGCACGGCGGTTCAACTTGGAACGATCCAGGTGAACGGTGCGATTATGGTCAAGGCATTGGACACAAATACTGGCGTTGTCGTAATCGGAAACGATGGCGCGGGTGATGTAACCGTGTCGAACGGATTGCGTCTGCTCGCGGGCGATCCCGCAGTGTTTATATTCGTCGGCAACCTGGGTTCGATTTGGGTTGACTCGGCGGTGAACGGCGAAGGTGTGGCGTGGATCGTTCTCGACGTGTGATGTTGTTGAACAATGCCGCGCTTGGGTTTCCGCGTGTCATTCGTGAGATGATTGGCGGTGCGCCGTTGTCTTCGCGCTGGTACGCGCCGACGTGGTCGGTTGCGGGCGGGGTGTTGTTGAACACGCCGACGCTTGGCGCGGAGTTGTTTCCCGATCCGGGTTTAGAGGGCGGATATACTGCCGGTCTCAATGATAGTTTGGCTATTCTGTCTGGTGCTCCGACTGTGTCGCAAAGCGCGGATGTTCACGGTGGAAGTAAGGCGCAACAGGCGATTTGTTCTGCGGGTGCTATTCACATTGGCCACACGCGAACGCTAACATTGGGCGCGTGGTATGTGTCGAGCGCGTGGGTTAAACGAGTTGGTGGAGGGATGCAACGTAGTCTGTTTTACGATGGCACGAACTACTCTCTTTCAATAGTGTTTTCCGGCGATTACTCGAATTACGTTGTGACACAACGCGCCACGAATACATCTGGTTCTAATCGGTTTATTCAAACGTTTGACGCGACCGCAGTGACCCTAACGCTTGATGATGTGTCATTGAGCGAAATGGTAATGTCGAGCGCATTTGCAACTATCAACGCGCGACAGTCGAACGTCAACCTGATTGCGCCGCTGATTTCAACCTTTACGACCGGTACTCAGGCGGGCATTGTTCTGCGTTTGGACTCTCCATCTAATCCGACAAACTTTGTTATTGCTTACTGCGACGGCGCGGGGAACGTGAAAATTGAGAAATGTGTGAACGGCACATACACCACACTCTCGACGGTTGCGGCGGCGTATGGCGCGACAAAGTATTTCTCCGCGAAAGCGAACGGATCGAGCATCTCGATCTATTACGGCACGACCAATTTTGGCACACTGATCGCGACGGTAACCGTGAGTGATGCGACGGTTGTCAACAACACGCGGCACGGTTTGTTCAGCACATATAGCGGCAATCAGTTTGCTGGTGTGTTCTCGGTGGTGCCGTATGCGTAGCGCGATTTTTGTCTGCGAAATTCTGAACGGTTTGGTGGTTCTACCGCCGATGGAAATAAATCCCGATTCGGGATTCGCGTACGCGCTCGGCGCGGGTGATGGTTCGGGCTGGGTTGTCGTTGGCAACGCGCCGCAAGCGCAAACGTGC